TTGGGTCACTTTCGGTTCTTTGGCGGTTAAATGGCTACAAGACAAGAATGGGATTCTGGGCTTGCAGGATTTTGTAAACCGCATCTTGGCCGAGCCTTGGTTAGAACACGAAACAGAGCGTGTAGAGATAAAGCCCGGAGCCTACAAGATGGGCGAGATTCGCATGGGCGAGTTCCCTGTAATGTCTTGCGACATCCAAGAGGCAGGGGGCTTTCACGCTTGGGCTATTATTAGGGCTTGGGATACAGAAGGAAAATCTAGGCTTGTATGGGCGGGGAGGCTTGAAACTTGGGGCGACATCCAAGCCAAGGCCGAGGAGTTTGGGGTTAAGCCCGCCGCTGTATTCTGCGACAGCGGGGATCAGACTAGGGATGTTTATTTGAATTGTTGTAAGAACGGCTGGATTGCGCTTGTAGGCTCCGACAAAACCAGCTTTTCAGAAATCGTGGGCAACGCCAAGGTTCAACGGCCTTACGCCAGAATTGCCAATGGCGACCCATTTAGCGGGAAACAAACCCTTTCTAAAGAAGGCTGGAAATGGAAACTTTGCCCTGTTTGGCGATGGTCGAACCCAGCGATCAAGGACATCTTGGCAAACTTCCTAAAAACCGAAGGATGGGTAGCCGAGGACACCCCTCTAGTCTATTTTGAGCATATCAACGCAGAGGCCAAGGTTAGGGTGAAGAATCCCCTTACAGGCAGGGAGCGCATGGTTTGGAAGCAAGTCGGCAAAAACAATCACTTAATGGATGCCGAGTGCATGAACATTGTTGGGGCGGCTTTGCATGGAAAATTAAAGGTCACGGCAAGCGATCTTAACCAAGAGGAAATCGTTGAGTAATTTTGACATAATCGGGGATTTTTATGGCTAGAGGCTCGTTTGTCGGTTTGCCTGTAGCTACCCTAACGAGTCTCCGCACAAAGTATCTTGAGTGCCTAGAAGCGATTGCGGTAGCGGGTGCGTCCTATTCAATAGGGGGCAGGTCTTTTAGCCGAGCCAATCTTGGCGAAGTCAGGGACACAATTGAAGAATTGACTTATGCCCTCAAGCTGGCAGATGGTTCTAGGGTGCTGACGACCTACGCAAAATTCGGGCCATGAAGAAAAAGGCCGAATTGAATCTGATCGACAAGGCAATCGCCTTCGTCAATCCGCAGGGCGCAGTGGATCGCCTTCTTGCCCGCCAGAAGCTTAAGAACTTTGAATATGATGCCGTAAAATACAGCCGGGAACGCAAGGGGCCAAGCTCACTTTCTGGGGCTGAAGATTATCGTTCCAACTATGATCGTGTAGAGTTGATGAAGCGGGCAAGGGACTTGGCCGAGAATGTGGGCTTAGTTCGCTCAATCCTTTTGAAGTTTGCGGGTCATGTTGCTGGAACCATCAGCTACCAAGCGAGAACGCAGAATCCGCAAGTAAACACCGATGTCGAAGCCTATTGGAACGAATGGTGGGACAAATGCGACATATCCACAAGGCACACAGGATCGACCCTTATGCAAGTGGCGGTTATGTCGATGTTGCGGGATGGTGACTTTCTTTTTGTTTTGGTTCGTGATTCCAATGGCGATCTAAAAATCCAAGGCATCGAAGCGGATAGATTGGGCGACCCCTTCAAAGTTTATACCAGCCTAGAGCTTATCGGCGGAATCCATATTGACCGCAACACAGGCGCACCCACGGCCTATGATATTTATAACCGAAGCATCGGGGATTTTTATAGCTACCAAATCACTATTCCCTCAAGTCAAGCCTTCCACCTTTTCGACCCGCTTCGGATTGACCAGTACCGTGGAGTTTCAGCATTCCATACCGCCATCAATGACGCAACCGACATCTACGAGCTTACCAGCTTCGAGAAGATGGCGGCGAAGGTTGCAAGCTCCCAAAGCGGAATCGTAAAGCGCAACAACAACAATGCCGCTGACCTTTCCGCCCTTTCATCCGATGAGGATTTGAGCGGAAACCAAATCAAGCTAGAAACGATTGAGTCGGGCAAAATTTCTTACCTAGAACCGGGCGAGGATATTATTTTCCCGAACGGCCCAAGCCGACCCAGCGGAGCCTTTATTGAGTTCCACAAAGTTCTTATGCGGAATATCTGCCTTGGACTTGGAATCCCATATTCCTTTGCAGTTGATCCTTCCGCCATGTCCGGCCCGACCGCTCGCCTAGAAATGCAACAGGCAGGGCGAACCTTCAAGCGTTACCAGAATCTTTTGAACGACAAGGTGCTTCGCCCGATTAAGAATATTGTAATTGCAGACGCAGTTGCTAGGGGAATGATTCAAACAAACGAGGGCGGAAAAACCACTAGAGGCATTTTCAATTTCGGGGCGAATGTTTCAATCGACCTTGGGCGGGAATCGGCAAGTGCAATCGCAGAGTTTAAGAGCGGACTTCGCACAGGCTCCGACATCTACGCAGAGCGTGGAGCCGATTGGGAGGCTTCGATGCGTCAAAGGGCAATCGAGGCCAAGGCAATTCAAGACTTGGCTAAAGAATATGGCGTTCCCCCAGAGACAATCAGCGATGTCGTTCCGCCAGAAAAACCAGCCCCAGCCGCCCCAGCACCAAAGCCACAACCAGCACCGAAACCCGATGAGGGCGAACAAGACGATGGCGAGGAACCAGACAATGCACCAGAACCAGATGAACCGATTGAGCCTTCTTCGGAAAATTTAGAAGTTAAAAAAAAAGATACTGAAGAGGCATTAGCAAGGCTAGACCCAGCATCTATTAAGATGCTGATTCAAGGGATGATGGGCGGGATTGAGCTAGGGAAATACGATGGCATAGACTTCACGCCCCCACAAGGAGCTAGGGATGCGGCTAAAAGAGCTTTGGATGTGAGAGAAGGCAAACCAGCAAGCCAACGAGGAATGACCCCAGTAGGCATCGCCAGAGCAAGGGATTTAATGAATGGCGTGAAACTATCGCCCGATACCGTCCGCAGAATGAAAGCCTTCTTTGATCGCCATGAAGTCGATAAAAAGGGCGCAACTTGGGATGAGCAGGGCAAGGGATGGCAAGCGTGGAATGGATGGGGCGGGGATGCTGGTTATGCGTGGGCAAGGAAAGTGGTCAGGCAGATGGAGTCGAGGGACAAGGAGCTTTCCGAACTCGCCCGACCCGGCCCCAAGTCTGCGGCACAAACTCCCGCACCTCCCAAGGAGCGAATCAAAGGCTCCAAGGAGAACCCAGAAGGAACAGCGGCCACAAGGAGCAAGGCGGGGGATATTGAAATTTCAGAAGCCAATGAACAGGCGTTGAAGGATAAGATTGCCGAGTTTATCAAAGATCATCCCCAAAGGAAAGTGCCTAGCCTTGGAACACTAAAGAAAGTATTTAGAAGGGGGGCGGGTGCGTTCTCCACTAGCTTTAGGCCAACGATTACCGGGGGTAAGCCCAACTCACGCAACGCTTGGGCGATGGCTAGGGTGAACAAGTTTCTAAAGATGGCTGGCGGTGGAGAGGTCAAAGAATCCTATCGTAAGGCAGACGGCGACCTTCTTTGACATAAAAAAATATTCTATGCCACTACCTACCCCCAGAGGAGACGAATCAGAACAAGATTTTGTTGCAAGGTTTATGGCTAACGAACAAGCCGTCAGCGATTTTCCCGATGAAAAGCAAAGGGCGGCAGTTGCCTATAATACATATAGGGACGAAGAGATGGAGGAATTGGAACTAGGTGGAGTCAGCATTTTGGAAGTGGGGGAGGCCAAAGGACATGATCTGTTTGTAGATAGAAAAAGCCTAGAAGCCGCCCTCGAAATTATGAAGTCTGCAAAGAATGGCGTTAAGGTAAAGATGAACCACGGCTCTGGGCTGGACGCAGTAGTGGCGTTTGCACGCAATCCCCGCATCGAAGGCGACAAACTGGTTGCCGACCTCCGCCTCCTTCGCAACTCCCCGCACTACGGCCTCATCAAAGAGATGGCCGCAGAAGCTCCCGACCAGTTCGGCGTTTCCTTGGCTTTCGTGAATGAGTCCGAGACCATCAACGGCAAGGATTACATCCGACCCCAATCCATCGCTTCCGCCGACCTAGTAAGTAGCCCTGCGGCAACAAACGGACTTTTTGAAGAGATGGTTAAATTCATGCAGAAATTTGCCGAGACCCAGACCAAATGCTCTGGAGAAACAATCAAAATGGGATATATGGTTGGCGGCAAGCCGATTCCCACCGATCTGCCCGAAGCGGAAGTTGAGGGCGATGGTTTTGACAAAAAAGGACAAACAATGGAAAACAAAGATTACGGTAAGGAAGTGGAAGATATCAAGGTGCGCCTCGCCAAACTGGAAGAGGCCATGTCTCCCAAAGAAGAGAAAAAAG